AAGTATATGCCTCCAGAATTAAAAAATCTCAAAAAGGGCAAGGTAACTAACATTGCGTACAGTCAGAAGAATGGATTTTCCGAAGAGTCCTTTATTCTTCCTAATGGTTCGCAATGTGTGTTTATGAATTACGCCCAGAAGCGAGATGTTATTGAAGGTGGCGAGTGTGACCTTATCTGGTGCGATGAACTTGTGCCTATGGACTGGGTTGAGACCTTGCGATACCGTCTTGTTACTCGTAGAGGCAAACTGGCAATTACCTTTACCCCTATTGCTGGCTACTCGCAGGTGGTTAAGGAGTTTGTGTCTGGTTGTAATTTTATTAAAACCCTTCCCGCCACTATCCTAGACCAGAATAATGTCTATGTTGGGGGCTGTCCAAAGGGACATATGCCATTTACGGCTCATTCCTATCGTGGAAACGCTTCCGTAATCTGGTTTCACTCTCAACTTAACCCTTACAACCCCTTTGATGAGTTAGTTAAGACTCTTACAGGCAAAAATTTGTACGAACAGAAGATTCGTGCTTACGGCTGGGCTGATAATACGGTTGGAAACCAGTTTCCAAGGTTTGGAGACAAGAATATTGTGCCATTAAAGGCTCTACCAGAAGAAGGAACCAATTATATGGTTGTAGACCCTGCTGGAGCCAGAAACTGGTTTATGATTTGGGCAAGAAAGGCTCCAGACGGCAATTTGTTTATCTACAGAGAGTTTCCAGACATTTCGTATGGTGAATGGGCTTTGCCTAGTGAGAAAGCAGACGGTAAAGAAGGTATGGCTCAAAGAAATGGTGCTGGTATGGGTATTGATGACTACAAGGTGACTATTAAGACTTTAGAGGGCAACGAGGAGATATTAGAACGCTATATCGACCCTCGTGCGGGTGCGACACAGGCAATTGGGCGAGACGGAGGCACATCCGTCATCGAGTTGCTAGACGGAGGTGATAAGCCAATGTATTTCGCACCCTCGGCTGGAGTTGCTATAGAGCAAGGCGTTGCTATGATTAATGACCTGTTGGCGTTTGACATTAATGAACCGCTATCTCCGCTCAACCAGCCAAAACTTTATATTACAGAAAACTGTAAAAACTTAATCTACTGCCTACGAGAGTGGACAGGTCACGATGGTGACAAGGGGGCAACAAAAGACCCTATTGACTGTTTGAGATATTTAGTAGTAATGCAACCAGAGCATATTGACGATAAGTCAATTCCTATCAATGTACCCTTTTCATACTAATGAGTAAACAAGACAAATTTATGGGAGATAACACTACTGACGATAAACTGTTGTATGGTAGCGAAACTCCAGATATTCAGCAGTTAATCTTTGAACTTAACCGTTCTTACCTGTTTGGCTCCAATGTTCACGAAGTTAACGATAATGATGATATTCGTTATTGCAGATGGAATGGTCAAACTTCTGACGGTAAAAAATTTAGCAAAAACCGTGATGAAGATGACCCTGCATTGCCGTTTGAAGGTGCATCCGATGCAAGAGTCAGACTGATTGATAGAATTATCAATGAACAGACGGCTCTTTGGATGAACTCATTAAAGGGTGCTAAACTTGGTGTGTCTGGAAGAACTTCCGATGATTCTGCTACTGCTGGCGGTATGCAGATGCTTTTAGAGTATGTTGCTAGAGGAAGACAGAACCAAGAGATGAGAAGAGAGGCTGAAATGCTTGGTCAATACACAAACCAGTATGGTTGGTCTGCTATGCATATTGGTTGGGAGCAAGAAATGGGTACTGTTGAAGAACGCTTTACAATTTCTGACTTGGTAAATGTTGCCACAGAAATGGCTAGTCAGAATCCAGAAAGCCCTCTTGCTTCTCTTCCTTCTATCATTCTAGACCCTGCTCAAGACGAACTTGCTGTAACTTTGGTTGCTAACTATATGCCTTCAATGTCCGAAAAGGATATCAGAAGAATGGTTAAGGAATTAAGAGAACAGTCGTATGCTGTTATTTACAAGGAAACTCTTATTAAGAATCTTCCTGTTGTTACTGCCCTTAAGCCGTATGACGAAATTTCGTTCCCGCCAGAAACTATTGACCTACAGAAGGCTCGTCTAATTTTCAGAAAAGTCTTTATGACTGAATTGGAAGTTCGTGCTATGATTAACACGGATGACTGGAGTGAAGAAGGCGTTGATGATGCTATTAAAACCAAGGGTATGTTTACTCTTTGGAGAGACCCTAATATTGTTCCTGTTAACCGTTCAATGAACGACTACAGAAGCAAGACCGCTAACCTAATTGAGGTTAGTTATGCTTACTATAGACAGTTGAATGAAGCAGGTAACCCTTGCATCTATTACACTATCTTTTCACCCAATGCACAGGGTGATACATATTTGAAGCACGGCAAACTGGGTTACGCTCACGGTAAGTATCCGTTTGTTGTGCTTCGCAGGGAGTACATTCGCAAAGCCGTTTACGAAAGCCGTGGAATCACCGACATCCTATCGACAGACCAAGCGGAACTAAAAGCACAGCACGACTCAATGAGAGACCGTACTGCTTTTGAAACTGTTCCTCCCCTAATGTATAAGAGACGAGTTGGTGGGACTGGAAGAATCGGACCAGCAATGCTACTCCCTGTTTCAGATGTAAACGACTACAAGTGGATGGAGCCACCGAAGGGTACTCCTACTATTGCTGAGTTTGTTGTGAACACGGTTGAAAAGAACGCTTCTGCTTACTTTGGTCTTGTGCGTGAGGATACCCCTCCTGCTCTTGCTCAGATGCTTCAGCAGAACTCAGTTGATAACTGGCTTACTGCTTGGACTGAAATCTACAGCCAGATGCTTCAACTTTCTCTCCAGTATATGGATGTTGTTGAAGTTGAAAGAATCACATCACTTCCTATGCCAAAGGTAATTGATAACATTACCCATCAGTACGATTTTGAAGTTAAGTTTGATGTCCGTAATCTGTATTCCGACTTGGTGTTGGAAAAACTACAGGCTATCTCGCAGTTCGTCCTTCCGATGGATAGCGGTGGTGTCATTGATAGGAATAGAATGGTTCAGAAGGCTATTGAAGCCATTGCACCAGACTCTGCGAAGGAACTCATTATTAACAATGCATCTGCCTCCCAGAGGCTGTATAAGGATGTCCAGACTGAGATTGGTATGATGATGCTTGGCAACGAGGCTAGTTATGTCGAAAACGACCCTACGGCTTCTACCAAGATGCAGTACTTGCAGGACATTATGAGCAAGAACCAGAAGGCTCAACAGGCTTCCCAGCAAGACCAGATGTTTGGTCTACTTCTTCAGAACTATGTCAAAAACCTGCAAATGTCGGTTATGCAGGAACAGAACAAGCAGATTGGCAGAATTGGCGTATCTCCTGTTGCTGATAAGATGAAACAGGAAGGTCAAGGCGGTCAGCAGTCTCCTACTATTAATAACAACATTAATGTAAACTCTAACAATCAACAGCCACAAGGAAATGAAGGATACTGATTATAATATTGGCACATTTGCATTTACCGCTCCTAACCCGCTCTGGGAGCATATTTTGTATATTGTTGACCTAAACATTCAGTCTGAAACCAATAGGGCGTTGCAACAGGATGTAGTTGGTGAAACTCGTGTTCACCAATGCGGTAGAGCCTCTGCAATGACCGATTTCAAGAACCTGCTCCTTGAAGAGCGAGCCAAGGCTCTGAAAGAATAATTTTACAATCGCTTGACACTTGTAAAAAAGGTGTCAAGTGTGAGTCCAACAGTTTCTGGAAGTCTGTAAAAATCCTGCCTAAAACAAAAGCACTTTAGACTTATTCTAATGACCCCCGATAATAAAACTGGAAACGAGAATACCTCCAGCCCCGAAAATTCTCAACAGGAAGATTCTTTTCCTAGTTCTAGCGTTCTAAACGATAGACTGAACCAACTTCTGTGGGACGATGAATCCGCACCACAGACGGAAGAAGGCGAAGCCGATAGTAATCAGCCAGAAGTCCAGCAGACTGAAAGTGAGCCAGAAATGGACACTAACACAGATACTGATGGCGAAGAGGTTCATTCAAAGTCCGAGGGAGAGCAAGAGGAGGTATCTCGTGGTGTACAGAAGCGTATCGATAAGTTGACGGCTAAGAGAATGGAAGCGGAAGCAACCATCACTCAGTTGAAGGCAGAACTCGAAAACGCCAAGACCACGGCATCCAAGCCTGTATATGAAGACAGAAGTATTCCTTTTTCCAATATTGATTCGATTGCTGAAATTGAGGCAGAGATTGCCCAAGCAAGGTCGGTCAGAAATTGGGCAGATGAAAATGCTGATGGAATCACAGTTACAGACAAAGATGGGAATGAAGAGTACTTTGACCCTGCCAAATTAAGGCAGATTAAAGTTAACGCAACGAAGGCACTTGAAGAAGGGCTACCAGAGCGTTACAAGTACATTCAGACTAGAGACCAAGTCGAAACCATTGCTAATAAGGAGTACTCGTGGTGGAAGGATAATTCGTCCAAGGAAAAGCAGATTGCAGAATCGTTTCTTAGGTCGTTTCCCCAAATCAAGAGATTTCCAGATTACAAGATGGTTATTGGGGACTACATTCGTGGAGTCCGAGCCAGAGAAAACGGTAGCCGTCAAACTACCATTTCAAAAGCACCTGTTCAGCCTCGTTCTAGTGGTGTAGCACCGACTGTTCAAAAGCAGGAAGTTCGCAGTCAGAACGCATACGCCAAGTTCGCCCAGTCTGGGAGAACGGAAGACCTTACAGATATTATTATGAACAAGTTCCTGTAACCTAAAAAACTACTACTATGGCAAGTCTAACAGAAAGAAATATCGTCAGCGGTAAGCGGGAAGCCCTCGCTGACATCATCTCGCTCATCGATGCGAAGTCCACTCCGTTCACCTCTATGGCTCCCAAGGTTGCTAAACCTGGCAACACGCTGTTCAGATGGCAGGCTGACTCCCTCCCCACCGTTACCTCCGAACAGGCTGGTATCGTTGACGGTACGGATGTTGACCCGAATGGTGCTTCCATCAAGAACTTCGTTAAGGACGGTGCTACTCAGTACCGCTACGAACTCTCCAACCACATTCAGATTTTCAGACAGGCAACTCGTGTGTCTCCTCTGACAACTGATATCGCTGTCATCGCTGGTGTTAAGTCGGAACTCGCCAACAATGTTGGTAAGGCTACCGAAACCATCAAGCGTACTATGGAGAAGACTCTTTGCTCTGGCAATCTTCCCAAGGCTGACGATGGCGTTTCGCAGGGTTATGCTACTCGTGGTCTCGATGGCTGGATTAAGAACGACTTCACAGGTGACACCTATCTGGCTGTCCCTGCTCCGTTCCGCACTCCTACCGCCAGCATCTCCACGGTTGGTACTGCCCTCCTTGATGAAACGGTCTGTCAGAATATGCTTGCTTCCGTCTTTGAACAGACTGGTCGCTCGCAGTCCTTTGACGGTCTCGTTGGCTACAAGTTGAAGCAAGCCTTCACGAACCTCACCTATACGACCAGACAGAATGGTACGGCTAATACCGCTTCGGTCATCAGAACTCTTAACAGAGACTCTGAAGCCAGCGTGTACAAGTCTGGTATCGATGTCTTCGAAGGTGACTTTGGCTCGATTCGTCTGCATACCTCTCTCTTCCTCAAGAACAACTTCTGCGGTTACCTGCTGAATATGGACTTGGTTGGCGTGGGTTATGGTGGCAACATCGCACAGGTCAAGGAACTGAC